TAGGTTTAAGTAGGTTTAAACGTAGGGTTGCCGAGCATCCCACGTAGTGGGTAAATGCGAAGGCATACCCACATTGTAGTATTACAATGACGGAAACAGATAAGGAAAAAATTACAGAGGTAAGCAATGGCATTGGCTTTGCCAAAGATTGGCTAGGAGGCGATTTAAGGTGGGGGTAAGTCCAAGGGGCTGTCCTACCCCTCACCGAATGCTATCCCCGCTCCTAGACCCCTTGGCGGGGCTGGAATGGGCCTTCCCTTGGGCGGGTAGGGAGTCACCTAGGGCATAGACCCAGCGGAGTGTGCCGGGCTGGGTGCTGTGGGCCAGTTTCACGTAGGGGACGAACTTGCCTTCCGAGTTGCGGAGGCCCGATCGCGTCTGGCGCTTGGAGAAGCCGAAACGGAAGGTCGCCTGCTCTTCCCCTTCCTCGGCCTTTGTGCGAAAAAGGAAGCCGGAGTCGCGGGCGAAGTTAACCCACTCGGCGCACCCGGCCCCTAAGTAGGCTAGCTGCTGGGGCATCATGCTGTCGAGGTCGAGGCCGGCCGTGGGTTTGTTCGTGTGGTGGTAATAGACCAGGGCGACGCCGGTGCGCTGCAAAAGGGGGAGGATGAGGCCGCGCAGGAAGGCGGTGGTTTCCTTCTGGTCGGCGATCTCGAAGTCCACGAAGGCCAGCAGGGGGTCCACGACCACGACGTCGGGGTTGTACTGTTTTATGTATCGCTCCAGGGCCTCGACGAAGGCGGCGCCCCGGGCCTTGGTGTTTCGCACGATGAAGAGCTGCTCCTTGAGTCGGGCCTTCTCGCCCATGGTGAAGTCGCGGGTGGAGCTTGCGTACATCTCGGACATGTCGCCAAAGTCGTTCTCCGAATTGATGAGGAGCATCTTCAGCGGGCGGACTGGCTGGAGGCCGAAGAGGTTGAGCCCTAGCGCCCAGTGGGTGCACATCTGCATGCACATGGTGGACTTGCCGGTGCCGGCGAAGCCGACGATCTGGAGGGCGTACCCTTTGCAGAGCCAACGGCGCTCACGGCCGACAAGGACAGTGGGGTCGGCGGCGGAGTCGAAGCCGTCCATCTGCTCCAGGTCAAACACCTCTGTGCCGTCGGCGGCCTGCTGCAGGGCTTCGTCCTGCTGGCCCTTCCATGCGGCCCAGGCTTCCCAGTTGGGCAACCCCTGGTTGATGTCGATGAGGGCCTGCCGCTTGTCGCCACGGAAGGCGCAAGGGAGGCGGGTGAAGCGGGAGGGGTTCTTGTTCTGCTTGTCGGGCGGGCAGTCGGCGAAGAGGGCGAACACCTGGCCGACGCGGGCGTCATACTCGGCGCGGTCCTTCGCGTCGACGCGGACCCAAGCGTGGACGGACTTGCCGCCCGAGTCCACGATGGCGGTCACGGGGAGGTTGGAGCGGGCGATGCGGGCGCGCTGCTCTTCCTTGGTGCCGGTGTCCCATTCCAGCAGGACGTGGCGGTAGGCGGTGATGGAGGCGTCTTTGCCGTCGGCGTCCTTGACAGGGTTGATGCGGACGAAGGAGCCGGCGGGGCCGCCGTCGAGCTGCGGGTCGATGTTGACCAGGTTGTTCCATTCGGTGGCCGTCTTCACGATGCCCTTGCCGGCGGGGCGTCCCTTGCCATCGGCGCCGAGGTCGGCGGGCGTCTCGATCTGCACCTGCTCGTCGGGACGGAAGGCCGCGAAGAGGAAGTCGGTGAAGGTGAGGAAGTCGGAAGGTGCGACGACGGCCGGGGAGGCTGGGGGAGGGAGGTCGGCCAGGGTGGCGGTCTTTGGGGGCTGGCTAATCTTCACGCTGGCGCTGGCTGGTTTAAAGTCGGGCACGTGGGGCTTGGCGCCGTCGAGCAGCCAACCCTTGGGCTTGTCGTGGGCGCGGCGGCCGGCCTCGCGGATCTTGCGCTCCAGCTCCTTCTCGTCCCAGGAGGGCGAGCACTTGGTGGCGTTGTACTCGCGGAGGAGGTCGAGGGCGGTGGCGTCGTCAAAGGCGAAGCCGTGGGCCAGCACAGTGGCTGCGCGGAAGAGGGCGTCGTGGCCCTTCTGGCCTTCGATGGACTCTGGGAGGGTGGCAAGGTACTTCCTTGCCCGGGCGATAAGGTCGTCGGGGTTTTGCATGGCTTGCGGGGAGGGGTATGCCTAGCGGGGGGGCTTCTGTCGAGCCTTCTTGCGGGCGGGGCCGTAGTAGGGGGCGCGGCGGACGTACTTGCCGGTGTAGCGGCGCAGCTCGATGCGCTCCAGGATGCCGGCCTTGACGCCTTCGGAGAGGTAGCGTTTGGCGCAGGAGCGTTTGCACTTCCAGCGCTTTTCCCAGTAGTCGATGGGGTGGAAGCCGGGCGGGGGTTGCTCGGCGGTCTTCTGGATCTCGGAGACGATGGCCTTAAGGATGGCGTCGTTGACGCGGTGGGAGGCCAGCACGCTGTTGCCTTGGCTCATTTGGTCTTAGGGGTGAAGGTCCTGATGTCGGTCTGCCAGTACCACTTGCCGTCGCCGAGGCGGTGGATGATCCAAGCCTTCCACTCGTTGCCTTTGTACCAGCCAGCGATAAAGCCGTTGTTATGCTTCGCGGCCGACAGGGTGTTCTCGCTGTATTCCAGCAGGTCGAGCTGCGCCAGGGCTGGGGCCATGTAGGCGGCGCCGCGTCCCAGCTTCGGGAGGTTGACCTGTTGGCCGGTGTGGCCGTGGCCGCAGATGTAGAGGCCGCCCTCCTGGCAGTAGAACATCCCCATTTTCGTGAGGTCGGAGCCGATGCCGTGGTGGCCGGTGATCGGGCCGATGCGGATGGGCTTGTCGCGTCGATAGGGGACGATGACCTTGGAGCCGCACTGGCGGGCGTGGCGGTTAATCTCGGAGAAGCGGTCAGCGCAGAAGTCGCGGACGACGGAGGAGGCGTGGGAGCGGGCCAGGTGCTCGAGCCGGTATTCGTGGTTGCCCCAGAGGGTGTGGGTCGGCCGGAACTTGGCGAAGAAGTCCTTGCCCGCGTCGAAGTCGTCCTTGAGGGAGCGGACGCCCTCCATCTCCTGCATGGCCCCCTTGCGGAGCGCGGCGCAGTCGTAGTGGTCGCCGCCGGCGATGCGGACGTTGGGCTTGTAGTCCTTGCAGTACGCGTAGAGGGCGGCCAGGGCGTCGGTGGACCCGAGCTCGCCGTGGTTATCGGACGCGAAGACGAAGCGGACGAGCTCGCTCACGACTGCACCCCCTTATCGTTCGACCAGAAGGTGCGGTAGGACGAGGGCAGTCGGCTGCCAGATTTAGTCCAGAAGCCCACATCCACCTCGACATAATCGACACCCTCGGGGGTCTTGGTCATCTTGTTCAGGTCAGCCGTCAGCCGCTCGACCTCGGCCTTCAGGCGGGCGTAGTCCTCCCACTTGACCCATTCACCTTCAATCTTGTGGCACAGGAAATAGCCGTAGTGCTTGTCCACAAGGTCGTATCGCTTCGGCTCGCTCATTTGTTTGCCTCCAATAGTTTGATGATGTCGTCGAGTCGTCCGATGATTAGGTAAAGCAAAGCAATCGTGACACCCCAGAAAAAGGGGTTCATGTCAAACGGCGGTTTCTCGCTCACAGGCGCACCTTGCCTTTCACAGTGCGGGGGCGGTAGACCTTGGCGATCGTGATGCCCAGGCGGCGGGAGCCCGCGTACAGGGTCGGGTAGGGGATGCCGGACTCGGCCGCAGCTTGGCGCAGGGTCAGGCCGCAGGCCCGGGCCTTGAGCAAGGTCTGCTCCACGCTGTCGGTGGTCTTGCGTTGGGGCGTGGCCTTGACGTTGGACGCGAGCAGGTTGCCCCCTTCGCGGCGGGCGTTCAGGGTGGTGCCTCCGCCCCAGGCGAGTTTCCGCCGGCAACCAGCGGGCCACGTGGCGCCGACCTTTTCGAGGAAGGCGTTGATGACCTCGACCTTCACGTTGGCCATCTCGGCCGCTTCGTGGGCGGTGAAGCTCTGGCGGTAGGCCAGTCGGCACTTGGCGGCGAGGCGCTTCTCCTCGGGGGTCCACTTGCCCTGGTCCTTGAGCCAGTTGCGGTGGATGCCGGAAGGGCAGCGGGAGAGGAACTTGAGGCGGGCGGGAGTGATGGCCCACTTCT